CGGCAACCTTGTCGGTAAAGGTGGAAGTGTTTCGACCAGGGACTGAGGTGTGCTTGGCAACCCACGCGGTCTTGAGCAGTTCGACCCCGAAGTCTTTGGGGACTCCGTTAATCATGGGCTTGGCAAGGGAGCGAAGTGCCATGACCCAACCGGACTTGATGGCGCCGACGGTCTGCTGGCGCTGGGCGACGTAGGTCTCGATGTCTGCCTTGTTCTCGGCGACATACTTGAACATCCAGTTGATACCGCTGACGTTGCGGCCTTGCTTCCAGAGACGCCCGCCGGTGCGGTTGTATACAGGTTTAAAAGCCGCGTTAATTTCGCCCGGGCTTTGCAAGTAAGTCTGATTGAGGGACTCGTTAGCGACCTTGGTGCCAATCCTGTTGAAGTAGTTCCGCAGCTTCTTGAAACCCCAGACGGTTCCGAAGCCGTTGTAACGGTCGGAGAGTACCTTAGCCAGGAAGGGATTACCGTTTAGGATGCTCGAGCCCTTGGCCGCTACCTTCCAGAAAAGGGCGGGGTTGTCGCTAAGGGACAGGGAGCCGAGGCGCTTGATGAGCCGGGCCTGTTGGGTCTTCTTGGTTCCGCCAGTCAGCGAGGTAACGACCTTGCCGACGTCGCGGTCAACGGCCTTCTCACCAGCCTTCGCAGCTGAGGCGTCTAGACCCCTGCCTCCGCCCTTAGCCAGGGGAGGCGTAAACCTTGCCGCGTCTTGGCAAGCCAAGGCGGCCTGCTCGAGCGTGGCGTCCTTCAGGGTCTGCTTGGACCTAGTCGCGTACTTCTGGATGGCGGCAAGGAAGTCAGCCTGAGACTTAGGCTCAATGGTGACCTTGACCACGGCTTTACTGGTTATCGTCGATGACGACGAGCGTGATCCATGCCGACCCGGGCTTGTAGGTCTGGGTCGTGATGCGGACGGTCTTGCCGCCAGCGACAATCTTCTTCCCCTGCCCTAGGCTGGCGATGGGGACGCCTGCCGACAGTAGGGCCGCCGATGACCCCGTAGAGCCGTCTGGGAGGGTCCAGGAGGCCGTTACAGCGGGCATCCTGACCGAGTACTGGGTCCGCTCCATGTACCCACCTGCTTCGAGGACGGTCATCACGGCGGGGTCGGAGATAAGGCACTGGAAGGTGATGGCCCCAGAGTTGGCGGTTCCGGCCACGCCGAAGTCCGCGATCATCTCTTTAGCGTCAGCGAGAAAGTCAGCGTAGAGGCTCATCCTATCAATGCCCCGTTTGGGAACTGGGCACAAAAAAAGGGCCCCTTTCGGAGCCCTTTAAGTTCGTTGCCTTGGCCGCTATTATGCGGAACAAACGCGGTAGAGCGAGCTCGAGCGTCCGACAGCGGCGCCGAACATCAGGGTGGCCGTGACGTTCAGGAAGCCAGACTGCTCCATGCCGACGAGCACCTGCACGCCGAGACCCGTGGTGGCGTCGACAGCGTTCGAGACTTCGAAACCGGGGATGCCTTCAGAGTCAGGCAGAGCGGAGGCGAAGGCGATAGCGTCAGGGCCAGCGACGAAGCCAGCAAGGCCTTCGCCGTTGCCGGCGAGATTGGCGAACTGGTAGATGCGGGCGCCGGCGATGATGCCGAGGTCGCCGTCGCGGATGATGTTCGCGCCGAGGACGTTGTTGCCGACGATCGTGGTGTCCTTACGGAGACCAGCAATGTAAGCGCTGTTGAGCACGGCGAAGCGAGGGCTCGGGGCCTTGGCGTCGTCGAGAATCTTCTGCACACCCACGAGTTCGTCGTAGGAGAGGTCAGCACCAGTAACGGCGCCGGCAGCGTAATTAGCGACAGTGACCTGAGCGTTGATGACGTCCATGACCTTCTGGGCGAGACCGATAGAGGCGGTCTGAACGAAGTTGTTGACGAAGAAGTCAGCGCCGTAGTCCTTCAGGTTCGAAGGGGTGAAGCGGCTGGAAATCTTGAACTGGGTCAGGGTGACAGTCGCCGACGTGACAGTCGCGTCATCGGAGGTGAGGTAGCCGCCAGAGCCGAAGGCGGTAGCGGTCGAGGTGCCGATAAGGGGAACCTGGATCGCCATGCCGGTGGAGCCGGGACGGGCCGAGAAGACGGACGAGATACCCGAGAGGACGGGCAGCTTGTTCTGGAGGGAGGAGAGGACGCCAGCCGACAGTACTGACGGGGCGGCGGAGATGGAATTAGCCATGATGTTTGATTAGGTAGGGTTGAGGAAAATTAGAAAGAGGCCTTGATGATCGCGGAGCGATGGGCCTCAAAGTAGGCGTTGCGTTCCTTGGACCCGACAGGCAGGGCCATGAAAGCGACGTAATGGTTGACGGCCTCGGCAGGAGCGCCGTCGCCCTGGGGAAGGGCAACCGGGGTGACGCCGACAGACGCGGCAATCTTAGCGGCCTCTTTGGAGGCGCTGACCTTGACGGCTTCAGCTTCGAGAGCGGCGACCTTGAGGGCGGCGGCTTCGGCTTCGATGGTCTTGACGACTTCGGTAAGGCTGGCGATGGAGGCGTCCTTGACGGAGGCTTCGACCTTCAGGCTTTCGAGTTCCGCGGCGGCGCCGACGGTGAGCTTCTCGACAGTGGCACGGAGGTCATCGCGTTCGGCGGTGAGGCCCGAGAGGGCAGCCGAGGCTTCGAGCAGTTGTTCTTCGATGGTCATCTTGAGTTTGCGGGAGTTGGAAACTTAGAAGGACCGCAGGGCTTCGGAGAAGGAGTCAGCCAGCCCGGTAACCAATCCCTGGGCGGCGGCCTGCTTGCCCGAGAAGGTCTGGCCTTCCATGGCTTCGGCCTTGACCATCTTGCGCTTCATCAGGACGGCGGCTTTAAACTCGGAATGGATTTCGTCCACGCTTTCTTGGAGGTTCGCCATCTGGCCTTCGTCGAGGGTCGTGCCTTCGATGCCAGCACCTTTAAACTTTCCCGACTTAATTACGACCATACGGATTCCAGCCATCTTGGCGGCTTCGGAATAGTCAGGGACAGCGAGGTAGACGCCGATGCTGCCGACGGTGGCAGACTTGGAAGACATCACGCGATCAGCGGCGGAGGCGACCCAGTAGGCAGCGGACGCCATCTCGGTGTCGGTGTAGGCCATCGTCGGCTTGTCAAGGTTGCGGACCTTGTTAGCGAGTTCCTCGATGCCAGTGACCGTGCCACCAGGGGAGGAGACTTGCAGGGCGATACGCGTCACGTCGGGGTTCATGGCGAACGCATCGACGGCGGCAGAGAGTTCGTCCACGTCTGCGGCGCCCATCATCTTCTCGAGAGGGGTCAGTCCTTTGCCAATCACTCCGTAGACCGGGATGACGCCGACACCGTCAGCGGTGACGTAGGGCTTGGGGGCGACGCCGAAGAGCTGCGCAAGCATATCGGTGAAGCCGAACTTCTCAGCCAGGACAGCGTGGTCCTTGGCCTTGGCCGGGTCAATGAGTAGGGGCTCGCGGCCCGATAGGCCATTGGTGAGGAAACGCATGGGATTAGGAATTGGGTTGGTCTTCGGAGGCAGGCTCTTCCATATCGGCAGGCTCGTCTTCGACTTCTGCTTCGTCTTCGGAGTCGACGGCCTCGACCGTTCCGATCGGGGTGTTGGTCGGGCGGAAGAGCAGCTCGAAGGGGATGCCGTATTGCTTGGCAAGGTCTTGGATATGCACCATGTCGGCGGCGCGCTTGTTCATCTCGGTGCGGAAGTCTAGGCCGCGCTGGGCGTAGAGCTCAGACATGGACAGCAGGCCCATTTCCACGTCCGCACGGTCGTTAGCGGCTTCACGGCCAGCGTCGACGGTGACAGACTTCGGGGTGGTCCAAGAGACTTCGGTCCACTTCGGGTCGTCTGGGATGTCGCCGGCGGCGATGCCCTGTCCGATGATGTAGCCCCAGGTCGGGACGCAGAACTGTTCGATGACGATGGTCTGATACTTGGCGAAGACTCGGCCAGCCTTAGCGGTGACGAGACGCACCGTGGCGCCGCCTAGTTTGGAGGAGTCGCCGACGAACTCGTAAGGCAGGACGCCCTGAGCGATGTCGCGTTCAAGCGCCGCGAGGAAGCCGGTGAACGTGCTGTTGGGGCGGTTGCTCTGGAAGGAGTTGAGGGACTCGCCCTGGTCGAGCACCAGAAGTTTGCCGCCCATCGTGTTTGCGATGGAGGTGTAAGAGGGCGTGTTCAGTGCGCCGAGCTCGTTGGCCGTGTCCTGATCGAGCACGCCGCCCTGCTTCTGAATCGTGCGGACCACGTCACCGTTGTCCTTCACGGCCTGCTTCTCGAGGGCGAGGATTTCCATCTCGTCTTGGATGGAGTTGATGCTGGATTGCAGGAGAGGGATGCCGCGGCAACCGCTGGCGTACTCGTGGTCGACGACGTGCATCATCGACTGCGCGAGAATCTGGCGGTTGCTGCCGTCCGACTTGTAGACGTTGACCGCAGTGTATTCACCGTAGGGGCCGTAGACGATGCCGTCGTGGATGCCCGGGATAACGACCGTCTCTTCGAGGGGGTCGCCGACGCGGTGGGCTTCCATCAGCTGAAGTTTCGCATCGCCCGTGGCGTTACGCACCTTGGCGGCGAAAGAGTCACCGTCACGGATCATGCCGCGGAGGAGGATGGCCTGACAGTTGTAGAAAGAAAAGCGGTTCGTGATGTCGATGCGCTTGCCCTTCTCAGCGAAGTAAGCCTCGTAGATTTCCTGCATCTCCGGGGTGCTGGCGTGGCTCTGAGCCTTGATGCCGTCGCCCACCGAGTAGAGCACCATGTCATTCAGAATCTGTTTGAACAGGCCGCTGTTCCGCTCCGCCCATCGGCACTTGCGGATCATGGCCATGCGGTTCCATGGCGTCAGGTCTTGGCGTAGGTCGCCCGGTGCTTGGCCGAAGATGGCGCGGCGCGAGTTCGAGAACATCGTGCTCTGCCAACCCGAGTAACTGCCGCCGAAGCCACTGCCTTGCGTGTCCATGACGGCGGCCTGTGGCTTGAGCGCAGGCGCAACAGCCGCCGCCTTGAGGACGGGCTTACGTAGGCTGACAGTGGGGACTTTGGTCTTGCGGGGGGCCATAGATTAGTCGCGGCGCGTAGACCAGGAGGTCGAGATGACCGTGGTGCGGCGTCCGTAGGTGGCCGGGTCGAGGCGGCTCAGGGCGAACATCGCCTCGGAAAGCATCTCCTTCGGTGGCATAGCGAACTGCTTGGACGCGGAGGAGCCAGAGTCGGAGTACGACATCAGCGTCTTACCCTCCGTAATCATGGCTACAGCCTTGGCTTTGATGTCGAGGAGTTCGCACTCCGTAAGTCCGATGAAGAGTCCAGAGGCCATTTAGTATTGCCCAGATTGGAACGAAGAGGGGGGTGCGCCGACCAGCCCACGCCACAAGCTTCTTCCTTCTTGCAACACCGTCCGGCGCACCCTTGCAGATAGCGTGCTCATGTTCCGCTCTGAGGCAAGTCGGTTTCGGTGGTTTCCCGCCCGGCGATGCCCCAGCGGACGGCGGCAAGCAGGGCAAGGATTTCGCAGTCGAGGGCGTGGTTGTCCTTCTTGCCCTGGGGAAGTATCCAGTGCGCCTTGCCCGTGCGGCGGTCTTTGACGCGGACTTCGGAGTTAAGCTGCGAGACGTACTCGGGGTCGGCGTCGAGGGCGTAGGTCCAGACCTTGCGGGCTCGGAGGCCGTGCAGGAGGTCTTTGCCGGCGAGGTTGGAGTGAGAGACGAGGATGGCACGCTGCGGGATGCCAGGGACGACGATGGCCTGCTTCTCGGAGTAGTAGCGGCGGCTGGTCTTCCCGTCCCGATCGGTGACCGCGAAGTCCTCGGAGCCTGACCCCTTGGCCGTCTTCCAGTTACGCTTGGCACACTCGCGGTAGACCTCGGAGGTGTTGTCGCCCGAGTCGACGAAGACCATGGCGGCGTGGACCGCGTACTGTTTTGCGTACGCTTCAACATTGTCCCAAGTCTCGATGCGAGCAAAGGCCAGCAACCGACTGTGCCCGGTCTTAGCCCAGCGCCTAACGACCACCCAGAAGTGGCCGCGCTGAACGTCGACGCCCATCGTGCGGAAGGCGATGCTCCCCTGCGGTGCGTCCGTCTGCTCAATGACCCGACCCTTCGGCGAGATCATGGCCTCGGCGTCCCAAGTGTCGCCCATCTTGTAGTTGGCAGACTCGGCAGTGCTGACCATCTCGCCACCCTCTTCTGACCAGGGCATGGCCAACCGCTTCTGCTTGAATTGCATCCTGCTTTGGTCACTGCCGTACACGTCGTACTCTTCTTTACTTTTAAGCATGAGCACGCCCAGCTCGCCCCAGCTCATTGTTGCTAAAGCGTTCCAGTGCAGGCCGATATGCCCGGCGTTGACCGATAAGGCAGTAGCGATGAACGTGCCGCGAGCGTTGGCTTCGATGCGGGTGGCGTTCGTGTCAGGGAGCAAGGTGCGGCAGGACGCGCACTCGTAGGTCGTGCCGGCGTTGACCTTGTGCAAGTCCCATGACCCGCTGACCTTGGCGTCCTCGGGGAACCTGATCTGTTCCCATACCCAGGGCTGAAGGTGGTCGCACTTCGGGCAGCGGAAGTTCCAATCACGTTGGTCGGTCGTCTCGTGCAGCTGATGAAACTCCTGACCCGCCTTGCCACCCTGAGACATGAAGATGCGTTTGCCCATCCAGCCGAACGCCGTGACGCGCGCGCTGAGTTCGGCCAAGTGACCGGGCGGTGCCATCCAACACTCGTCTGCTATCGTGAAACGAAGGGATAGTCTTTGAAGGTTCGCCTCGTTCCAGATGCCGCGGCAGTAAAGCGTCATGCGGTCGAAGTCAGTCGTCGTCGAGCGGTCCATGTCGTCGAGCGAGATGCGGGCCTTAACCGGCGGACAGTTAGCCCACACTGGTCGGAGGTAACGCAGTGCGAAGTCTTTGGCTTCTGGGTCCGTAGACTGGAGCACCATCGTCGGGCCGGGATCGTTGGCGATGATGTGGCAGGTGAACAGGCGGGCGAAGAGAGATTTGCCTGACTGGATGCTGGCGAGGATTGTTAGAAGTTTCGTCTCTGGGTCGGCGGCGATGCGCAGCGCCTCCGCAATCCACGGCGTCCGCTCTGATCGGAACGGTCCGGGCATCGGGGAGTCAGGGATGGCGTGAACGTTGTCCTCCAGCCATTCGACAATGTCGCCCGACTCCGAGGGCTTGAGCACGTCACGACCGATGCGCAGGAGGTCACTCTTGTTCATCGTCGGTAGAGAGTTCGGACTTCACGCGGCGCGCCCAGGCTTCGAGCACCTTCACGGCCTTGGCAGGGTTCTCAGGGTTGCAAGCTTCGGCCACGTCAAAAGCAAGTTTGTTAAGACGGTTCACCACGCTCAGGGCAAGTTCGCGCATGGCGTCGGTTGCCTCCTTTGACGAGATGTAATCCTTAGCCATGATGAGGCGCCGTTCCTGTTGCTCTTCTAGGGCGACGAGCGTCTTCAGGGATTGGTTATAACTCGTCTGGTACTTCGGTCCGTTCGGATCGCCTTGCTCCATGGCCGCTTGCCAGACGCCGCGAGCCCGACCGACCAAGGCACGGTGCTGTTGGATGGTGTCGGCCAGCGTCCCGTCGTCGAGCTGCGCCGGTGCGGGTTGCGGTGCTCGAGCACGCTGCACGCTGACGCGAGCTGCACGCCAGGCTTTAGCCGCTTCAAGCGATTCTAGCGGCATCCCTTCTTTGACGAGGATTGAAATGCGTTGGCGCGTCAGGCCAAGGGCGATGGATAGTTCAGTTTGGTTGAGCATGGACAATAGGGGGTTTTGGCACTCCGACTCTGTAAAAAAGAGCCGTGGTGTCGGGCCA